TTAATATTGATCCGTGGGTCAATCACCACGACATCTTCATGCTTGTTAAAGAGCGCAAGATTAGCGGGAACAACCCGATCATCAATGTGTTGCGTGTGTATCGCGATACCTATCCGAGAATCGTAGATTCTCTTGCCCATGAAGGTGTCGGAGTAGCAGGAATAGTTGACGGTGTTTGCGGTAAAGTAAATCTTGTCAGCGACCGTTTCAACATTCATGCCCTGCACATACATCAAGTCGCCTTGAAAGATACCGGTCTCTGGTGTGATCTTCGGCAGATACTTCAGTGCCGCGGTCAGCTTATCCAGAAGATTAGAAGAGTAGCCGTGATGTAAGCGAATATCCTCTTCGCTAAAGTTTAGTTTAGGGTGCTTGCTGAAGAAGGATTTTGTAGCGACAAAGAATCTCCCCGATTTTGGATCGTGGCCGAACACAATACTAGGACTGCCATCAAACTTTTCAGTAATGATAGCGCTTGATTTGTAGTGTCTGTCTTCCATTGACGCTACGAGCATATTGTGGACTTCCGTCATTGTCCGCAGCGTATAGAGCAAATCTATGTTTCCGCCTTTGATGAAGCGATCTTCTATGTGCTCAATGTGTGTGAGACGATCCTTGCGCTCAATTCGTTCTGCAACGCTGGTCTATGCCGAACAAGGAAATATGGCATCGGCGGTAATGGTCCTGATTCGCCGACACTTTCATCGCTCTCAAAGTATGCCAGTGAGCCACCACTCTGGTTCCTTGATATCAACGGTCGGCGGATCGAACTCGAAACGGACAGTCTCTTTAATCAAGCTGCGTTCCAGAAGGCGTGTCTTGAACGGCTTAACCTCCTCCCACCCACGCTCAAAAAGATGGATTGGGAGAACATGCTTAACGGACTTCTCAAAGAGATGGTCGAGACTGAACAAATCTCGGAAGCCAGCGAGGATACGTCGGTTACGGGCCGTTTCATGGACCTCCTTGAAGAGTTTACTACGCACATGCAGCAAGCCATGGACCGTGAGGAACTCCTCATGGGGAGACCGTGGGTTGACGCTGAAGATGGCCGGTGTCATTTCCGGATAAAGGACCTTGACGCGCATCTGCTGCGCAACAACTTCAAGGGAATGACTGCACCCAAGATGGCCCAGCGACTGCGGGACATGGGCGGCGAACCTATCAGCCTGTTCCTGAAAGGCAGGACCGTACGCTGCTGGCGTATACCTGCGTTCGCCAAGCAGGATGCACCATTTACTACAGAGACAGTCCGACAGCAGGGGAGCCCATTTTGAAGATTCCACGTATGCCCAAACCGCCTACGCTGTCTTCCTTGCGTCCTGCAAAGCGGACCGTGTATCGCGGGTCCACCAAGAAATTACCCCCGGTTAAGCCACTGCCGCCCCTAGTGAAGGTGAAGGGCGTGACTGAACGCAGGGATCGTCTCACGCACATTGAGCACATAGAAGATCGCTTCATCAAAGGCGGCAACATAGATTTGTCTTACACATTGCGGACGATGACAGAAGTCCACAATATGCTAGTCGCGTCGATGGAGGATAGACATTACAAATCAAGTGCCATCATTACGGAGAAGTTTGACGGCAGTCCTAGCATTGTGTTCGGCCATGATAAAGAGACGGGTAGATTCTTTGTTGCTACAAAATCCTTCTTCAGCAAATCCCCGAAGCTGAACTTTAGTGAAGAAGATATTCGCTTAAACCACGGTTACTCTTCTAACCTTCTAGATAAGCTGACCGCGGCGCTGAAGTATCTACCGAAGATCACACCAGAGACAGGCATCTTTCAGGGCGACTTGATGTACGTGCAGGGCATGAACGTTGAAACGGCTGCTGACAAGATTTACTTTACCGCAAATACCGTCAACTATTCCTGCTACGCCGATACACCTATGGGCAAGAGAATCTATGACTCTCGAATAGGTATCGCAATACACACGCAACACATCGGTGACCGGCATATACCCGCTGACCTTACGCTCTTTAATAAAGATGAAGATGTCGTTGTCATTGACCCCCGGATCAATATCAATCGTGCATATTACCCTGCGGAGCACCAGAAAGAGTTCTTGACGCTGCTACAGGAGATCAACAACACGCCATTAACGCAGTCTGAAGTTAATGAGGTAATGCGGCACTCGGTCAAGTTGATGCAGTACATCAATAAGATCGTTAAAGGCACTGCGGTTCCGCGTGAAGAATCAGAGTTCGCTTCACCTATATTTGATGCTTTCTTCTTTGTGCATTCGCATCTGCAAGCAGCTAAGAAACTGCTGAACGATGCACTGTCTAGCACACGGCAGTTCTATACGGAGATCAATGGCCAAGAGACCAAGGGTGAAGGCTTCGTTGTTATCTACGAGCAGAGAATGGATAGATAGTGGATAGAGAAGAATTTAGCCGACAGAACTTCATGCGGCAGACCGGATTAAAAGAAGGTGCGAAGACCACCATTTTTGCCTATGCGAGGATGAACCCTCCTACGCGGGGGCATGAGCACTTGATTCAACAGGTGAGACAGCTGGCAAAAGAACATAACGCAGGGCACGTTATTGCGTTGAGTCCTTCGCATGGTGTAGATAATCCATTGCCCGCCACTTTAAAGTTTGAATACCTAAAGACGTTGTTCCCGGATATTAATTTCTTTATGAAGAGAAGCACCGCGGGCTTCATCAGCAGCCTGTGTGATGCCTATGAAAACGGGGCAGATCATATTGTTCTTGTGTCGGGGGACGATAGGATGGAGTCCTATCAAACTTATCTTGAAGCGCTAAACGGCAAAGATAGTTTCTTTCACTTTAAAAAGATATCGTTCGTTTCCGCAGGGGCAAGGAACCCTGAGGGAGAGGGCATTGAAGCCGTATCGGGTACAAGGGTTCGCCAGTATGCTGCCGACAATCAATTCGATGCGTTCTTTAAGGACCTGCCAAGCACGGCCACAGAAGACCTAGCCCAGCGCCTGTTCAATGACGTTCGCAAAGGGCTTGAGCTATGACGGATGTCTGCAAAGTATTCGGGCCTCCCGGATCAGGGAAGACCACCTATCTCCTAAATCGTGTCGAGCAGGAACTGGAGAGCGGTGTTCAGTCAGGAAGAATTGGATACTTTTCTTTCACCAGAAAGGCCGCGAACGAAGCCCGGGATCGTGCTATTGCCAAGTTCCCCCATTTAAGTGAGAAGACCGACTTCCCTTACTTCCGCACACTACATAGCCTCGCCTTCCGTTGCCTTGGCACAAAAGCAGATGACATGATGCAGCCGGAGCATTATGCTGAGTTTGCCCAGCAAACAGGTATTGTGCTGGATGTGTCTAAAGATGATGAGGAAGGCTATGCAAAGGCAGACAATCCTATTCTCAATGAGATCAACCTCGCCCGCATTCGAGGGGTGGATCTTAGAGAGCATTACAACCAATCAGGATTGGATATTGAGTGGCACCACTTTGAGTTTGTGGAGCGAAGCTACCGACACTACAAAACCGCTCGTAGTCTACTTGACTTCACCGATCTCCTTGAGATGGCAGTAGTAGATTCCGCTCGTCTACCGTCTCTTGAAGTCTTAATTATCGATGAAGCACAGGATTTATCCCGGCTTCAATGGCAACTTGTCGAAATCTTAGTCAGCAAATCCCAGCGGGTTTTCATTGCCGGGGACGATGACCAAGCCGTATTCACGTGGGCCGGGGCCGATGTGAAATCCTTTCTCGAATTCAAAGGTGATATTCATGTCCTCCAACAGTCCTACCGAATCCCCTCTTCAGTCCACCAATTTGCAAATACTATTGTCAAAAGGATCAGAAATCGTCAGAGTAAAGAATGGAAACCAAGAGACTTTGTTGGCTCCGTTCGACAGTACTACCGCTTCGAAGACGTGCCTGTTAGCGATGGAGAATGGCTCATTCTCGCTAGTACAAATTACCTGCTCAATCCAATACACGAGTGGCTCAAGTCAAATGGAGTTCTTTTTGAACGTAACAGCGTCCCCAGCCTCTCTCCCCAAATGCTCAAAGCCGTCATCGATTGGGAGAGGCTCCGCAAAGGCCTCGCGTTAGGACTAAACGACACCCAGAACATCTACAAGTATCTGGGACCAAGCTTCGTGGCCCGGGGCTTCAAGAACTTCAAGGGCGACCCCGATGTGCTTGAATATGATTTACCTGCCCTAAGTGGTCACTACGGCCTAATGACCGATGCTGTCTGGCATGAAGCGCTGACCCGGATTAGTGAGGACAAGCGGGACTACCTTCGCGCAGTATTGCGCCGGGGTTACAAGATTTCTAATGCGGGGAAGATCAAGCTCTCCACTATCCACGGAGCCAAGGGCGGGGAAGCCGACAATGTCCTATTGATGATGGACATTTCACCCAAGTTCGCCAAGGACTACGCCACCAATTCTGACAGCGTCAATCGTTTGTTCTATGTCGGGGTAACCCGGGCCAAGCAAGCATTGCATCTGGTACTACCAAAACAACAAGACAAAGGATTTCGCCTGTGAAAACCATGCCCTTATTCCCGATGCAAAGCGATTGGGTTGCACCGGATTCTTTTCCGAACTTATCAAACGCAAAGGAGATTGCAATTGACCTCGAAACTT